ATGAAGAACAATGGACACTAGCGTCACAGGAAGACCGCGAAAAGGCTCCTGACCGTTATGTCCCAAGACAGTCGTTCTACAGGTGATGTATGTCTAGTAGATACGCTTCAGGTAAATATTCAATTGCCCAGTGTGACCGCTGCGACGAGCGGTTTATGCTGAAGGACCTGAAAAAAGAAGTTATCAAGACCCGTTTATTTAATTTGAAAGTGTGTCCTGAGTGTTGGGATCCTGATCAGCCTCAGCTACAGTTGGGTATGTACCCAGTGGATGACCCACAAGCTGTACGAGAGCCACGTCCTGATGTAAGCTATACACAGTCTGGGACTAACGGCCTGCAGATTCTATTAACTAATAGCGTTGCGCCGGATGGGTTTGGGTATCCAGGCCAAGGTAGTAGAGATATTCAATGGGGGTGGAACCCTGTTGGTGGGGCAAGTAGTTTTGATTCGGTTTTAACTCCAAATTATTTGGCGTTGAACGTAGAAGTTGGTACAGTAACCATATCGACAATTTAGGAGCTTAATATGGACAAGAAAGATTTGGCGCAGGACAAAAAAATGATGTCTGGCATGGTGCATAAGCACGAAAAAGGCATGCATCAAGGTATGAAACCAACAAAGTTTGCCAAGGGTGGCAAGACTAACGCTAACATGAAGACTATGGGTCGTGGTTTAGCTAAAGTAGCTAATCAAAAAAGAGGTGGTTAATATGGCTACGTTTAGTAAAAAAGTAATGGGCAAAGAAGTTGGTGATGCATCAGTTTATGCAACTCCACACACTATGACGGGCAAGCCTATTAAAGCTGCTTCTAATTCCCGTCCTGACCGAAGCGATGCGTCTACAGTCAATATGTCTGTTGCGGGCATTAACCGCAGGTCAGCACCAGAAGCTAAAACAACTGGTATCGTTACCCGTGGTAACGGAGCGGCGACCAAAGGTACTATAGCCAGGGGCCCAATGGCCTGATACAGACATGAACTATACCGAGTTGACAGATGCCATCTGCGATTACACGCAGAACTTCGATACTGACTTTGTTAACAACATTCCGGTGTTTGTTGAACAGGCGGAGCAGCGCATCTACAATTCGGTGCAGTTCCCGTTTTTGCGGCGTAACGTTACGGGTGTAGCGTCCGTTGCAAACAAGTACTTGGCGTGCCCATCAGATTTCTTGGCCGTGTATTCGATGGCTGTAATTGATGCAACCGGCAACTACGAGTATTTGCTGAACAAAGACGTAAACTTTATTCGTCAAGCGTACCCAAATCCAACTAGTTTGGCGATTCCAAAGTACTACGCACTGTTCGGTCCTTCGTTTTTTAATTCAGACGAGTTAACGTTTATTTTAGGCCCTACACCTGATGCGCAATACTCTATTGAGTTGCATTACTTCTATTACCCTGAGTCAATTGTTACAGCGCTCACTTCATGGCTTGGCGACAACTTTGATACTGTACTTCTGTATGGCTCGTTAGTTGAGGCGTACACATTTATGAAGGGTGAGACTGACATGCTAGCTTTGTATGATGGTAAGTATAAAGAAGCACTTGCATTGGCTAAACGTCTGGGTGATGGTATGGAACGTCAGGATGCTTATCGTTCTGGTCAGTATCGACAGGCGGTGACTTGATATGGCTATTGCTCAAACAGCAACCACAAGCTTTAAAGTTGAGCTGCTTCAGGCGGTTCACAACTTTGGTCCAACATCGCCTAACACTTTTAAAATTGCTTTGTATACGGCAGCGGCCAATATTGGCCCGTCTACAACTGAATATACAGCAGGCAATGAGATAGTTGGTACAGGGTATACAGCTGGGGGTAACACGTTGGTTATCTCTACAAGCCCAACTTCAGACGCCAACACGACGGGCGTTACCACTGCCTATATCAGCTTTGCTAACACGTCATGGACAAACGCAACATTTACATGTCGTGGTGCTTTAATTTATAACGCAACACAAAGCAACAAGTCAGTAGCAGTTCTGGACTTTGGTTCAGATAAAGTTGTTAGCAATAACACCTTTCAAATAGTTTTTCCAACAGCCAATGCCACCAGTGCAATTGTGCGTATTAATTAAACAGGAGCTTTTATGTCTATTTTTGATAACAGCCACGCCGAAGACAAATTTTTTAGCGCTGTGAGCAGCACAAACAAGTCCGATACCTGCGTCAAAGCGGGCGGTGTGTTTACCGTTCAGTGTCGTGACAAAGACGGCCTTCTGAAGTGGGAAACCAGCAAACACAACCTCGTGGTCAACGTTGGCCTCAAGGACATGAACGACAAGTACTTCACCGGCAGCGCCTATACGGCTGCTTGGTACATTGGTTTGTATGGCTCGGGTGCTACAAACACTCCCGCTGCTGGCGACACAATGGCTTCTCACGCTGGATGGACTGAGGTTGTGGCTTACAGCCAAGCAACTCGCCCAGTGGCTACTTTTGCAGCGGCGTCTACCGCCGACCCTTCTGTCATTACAAACTCAGCATCTCCTGCGGTGTACAGCATTAACGGCACTACTACAGTTGGCGGTGCGTTCTTAACCACTGACAATACCAAGAGCGGTACAACGGGCACATTGTTCTCTGCAGCAGACTTTGCTGCTCCCGGTGATCGCTCGGTGGTGTCTGGTGATACTCTGACCGTTACATATTCATTCAGCCTCGATGCTGCGTAAGGAGCCGACATGGCAACCGCATTTAAAAAAGGTGATGTAGTCAAAGTAAATCAAACCGTGCCGCAAGGCCCGGTACTTTCGCTACGTATGGATGACGAAGGTCAGGTGTTTTATCTGATCGAGTGGGTAGACAGTAACGGCGGCACGCAACAGCGTTGGTTTGCAGAAGATGACTTAATCGGAGTTTAATATGGCGCTTGTTCTTGCTGATCGTGTTCGGGAAACGTCTATAACTACCGGCACGGGGTCAGTGGTGCTGGCGGGAGCGTACCCGAGTTTCCAAAGTTTCTTGGTAGCCATTGGCAACGGCAACACTACGTATTACGCAATTTCTAACTTGTCATTAGGCGAGTGGGAAGTCGGTGTTGGCACGTACACATCAAGCGGCAATACGCTTAGCCGAAATACAGTGCTGTCCTCCAGTAACTCAGGCAGTCTGGTCAACTTTTCAGCGGGTTCTAAAGATGTTATTTGTACCCAGCCAGCAGAGCGTGCGGTGTACTTGGACTCGGCCACAAACGCCACGATACCTAACATCACCACGGGCGCATTGACGGCTTCTTCTGATTCAAGCTTCACATCGACAGGCGCGTTAATCATCAGCAAGGGAACGACTGGACAGCGACCAACACCAGCAAGCGGCATGCTTCGGTTTAACACCACCAGCACCGAGTTTGAAGGCTATAACGGCACTGCATGGGCTTCTGTGGGCGGCGCTGCGCTGAGCAACGATACAAGTACGGCGACTGATGTTTTCCCGCTGTTTGCCAACGCAACAACCGGTACGGCCTCCACGTTGTTCACATCGAACGCTAAGTTCTTATACAAGCCTTCTACTGGTGAATTACAGGCTTCAGAGTTGGTGGCTTCAAATGGTATTGTTGTTAATAGTCAAACGGTGTCTGCAAGCTACACAATAGCTGCGGGTCAAAGCGCCATGTCTTCTGGGCCAGTCACCTTGAGTGGCGGTGTCGTAGTTACTGTTTCCGGCGGTTCACGCTGGGTAGTGTTATAAAGGATTCGACATGAGCTTAGTATTACTTGGATCAACAAGCGGTAGCGTCACGCTACAAGAGCCAGCCGTTGCTGGGAGCACGGTTATTGATCTTCCTGCCACATCAGGTACGATGGCGCTAACCTCTGGCTCTACTGCGTTTACCAACCTAACAGTCACCAACGGTGCTTCTATCCAAGGCTTAACAGTAGGCCGTGGTGGTGGTGCTGTGGCTACCAATACTGCGGTGGGTGCTAGTGCTCTGCCAAATAACACCACAGGGAACCAAGGCGTTTTTGTAGGTAGTGGTGCTGGTACGTCAAACACAACGGGTATTAACAACATTGGGGTTGGTTTTCGTGCTTTGTATTCTGGTACAACAACAGGAGGTCAGAATGTGGGCGTTGGCTCTTATGCACTTTATGGAGTGACTACTGGTTCTTACAACTCTGGTTTTGGGCAAGAAGCATTACAAAGCAACACAACGGGTTCTAACAACGTAGCCGTTGGAGCAAATGCTCTTAATGCCAACACTACAGCATCTAACAGCACTGCTGTAGGTTATCAGGCGGGGTATAGCAACACAACTGGCGGTCTAAACACATTTATTGGAACACAAGCGGGTTATTCAAGTAACTACACAGGCGGGAATTCAGTCAATGTTTGTATTGGTTATCAGTCTGGTTACAACTTGACAACTGGAACTTTTAATACTTTTATTGGCAATGGTTCAACTTATCCATCTGGACAGTTAGTTACCACTGGTAGTAAGAACGTAATCATTGGTGGTTTTGGCGGTAACAACGGTGGCCTAGACATTCGCACAGCAAGCAACAAAATCGTGCTGTCTGATGGGGATGGAAATCCTGCTGTGTATATTGACAATCCAAATGCAAATACTGCTGTTTTTGCTAACTCAGCAACTGGAAACAGATATGCTATTTTTGGAATGAGCATAAATAGCACATACAAAGCGCAAATGTATTGGGATAACACCAATCTTGCAACATATATCCAATCTGGTGGAACTGGTGGCGTCTATCTTGGTGTTAACGGAAATGCTTGGGTATCTGTTTCCGATGAAAGGTTGAAAGAAAACCTTGTTGCTATTGAAAACGGATTGTCTAAAGTATGTTCATTGCGTTCTGTAACTGGCAATTTTATTGATGACGAATCTAAGAAATCAAAATCATTCTTAATTGCACAAGATGTACAAGCTGTGCTTCCAGAAGCTGTGTCAACATCAACGCAAAAAGATAGCGATACAGAATATCTTGGTGTTGCATATTCTGATGTTATCCCGCTTCTTGTAGCCGCAATCAAAGAACTCAAAGCAGAATTTGACGCTTACAAAGCATCTCACCCATAAGGACTAATATGACTGAACTAACACTTGAACAACAAATTGCCAAGCACTACTCTGCTTGCTTAGATAGCGTGGCTCTCATCAATGCTGGCAAACCAGAAGACATGACTGCTGAAGAATGGGCAGACTGCTTGGCTCGTAACAAAGAGCATCTAGTTTTGATGTTGGCTAAAGACTTCTGGACAACAGAAGATTTAACACCGCTGCAACAAGCAGCAGGAGATTAACATGGCAAGCATAATCAACGCCGCAACATCAGGTGGGCTAATCACCACTGCTGACACATCGGGCATATTGCAACTGCAAACGGCAGGGACTACTGCGGTGACTGTGGATGCTTCACAGAATGTGGGTATTGGCACAACAAGTCCTACAAACAGAGTTTCCATTGTTACGGCAAGTGGCTCAGATGGAATCGTATCTGTAAAAAGCCCATTAACTGAAACTGCGGGTGTTGTTATTGATGGTGGCACAAGTTCTAACAAAGGTGCTGTTCTTAAGTTTTCAAAAGATGCCACAGTAAAGTGGCAAATGGGAACAGATAGCGCAATCATTGGAAGTACATCTGATAATTTCCATTTGTATGGAGGTGGTGCAAACGCAATACTGTTTAGCACCAATGCGGCAGAACGAGCCAGAATAGACTCAAGCGGTAACTTGCTGGTGGGTTTAACAAGCGTATTTAACGGGACAAATTGCCCACTTCAAGTTTCTAATAGTGCGGCAAATCAAGTGTCGGCATTGAGAAATACAAATGCTAACCCGTTTGGAATCTATGTTAACTATTCAGCCGCTACTCCAAATAGCGCCCAAAATGAATTTTTATATTGTAATGATTCTTCTACGCTAAGAATGTCTGTTCGGTCTAATGGTGGTATTGCAAACTACAGCGCAAACGATGTCAACTTGTCTGACCGCAGAGAGAAAATAAACTTTGCCCCTGCTACTTCTTACCTTGACAAGATTTGTGCAATCCCTGTTCAAACATTCAATTACATTGACCAAAACCTTGAAGAAGATGGCGGTCTGACATTGGGTGTGGTTGCACAAGATGTTCAAGCGGTTGCGCCTGAATTGGTTATGGAAAGCAATTGGGGAACTGAAGATGAGCCAAAGATGCGTCTATCAATCTACCAGACAGATTTGCAATATGCGCTGATGAAGTGCATCCAAGAACAACAAGCCCTAATAACCCAACTACAGGCTGATGTAGCCGCCCTTAAAGGAGCACAAGCATGAGTTTAATTCTTGACGGAACAAACGGCCTATCAGATATTGATGGTTCTGCCGCAACCCCTGCTATTAGAGGCACTGATGCAAATACAGGCATCTTCTTCCCTGCGGCTGACACCATTGCTTTTGCTGAAGGTGGTGCGG